ATGTCCAAGCGTTACGCCACCATCATCAGCGACGATGACGGCCGCGAGGTCGTCAGCGCCATCGGCGAATTCGAAGGCGCGCCCGATGCGCGCCACGGCCGGGTCGAGCCGGTCGCCGCCGGTGTGCGGATCGGCATGGTCCGGGGCGTCGACGCGGCCGGCGGCTTTGGGTTTCCGCAAGCGGGCGTCAGCGCCGGTGCGGTGAGCATCGCCAGGGCGGCGCTCAAAGCCGCGTCAGGCGCCGGCAAGTCCGGCAGCGCGGCTGGGGCAAAGGGCGATGCGGCAAACCGGCCGCGGAAGCCAACGCGTGCAAAGCCCGGCAAGCGGGCGCGCAAGAAACCCACGCGCCCGGCCAAGAAAACAGCGAAGCCGGCGATGTCCGCCGGGATGATGGGGTAGGGCATGGCCGAGGATTCTTTCTGCGACGAACCGCCTGATGTGACGGAACGGCCCTCCGGCCGGCCGAGGCGGGCGAAGAAAACGCTGGCCGATGGTTTTCTGGAAGCCATCCGCGCCGATTTCCGGGCGCATGGCGCCGGCGTCATCGCCGAGGTCCGTACCGAAAAGCCCGACCAGTATCTGAAGATCGTGCTGTCGGTGCTGCCCAAGGATTTGCACGTCGATATCAACAGTCTGGATGTATTGAGCGATGACGAAATCAGGCAGCGCATCCGCGGCCTCGAAGCCGTCCTGCGGCCATTCCTCGGGAAACCGGGCCTCGGGAAACACGGCCTCGGGAAACCGGGTCTCACCAAGCCGGGCCTCGACGGCGAAGACCGAGTATCTGAACCTGCTCAGGGAATTGGACCGGAGGCGGCGCACTAACCAGCTTGCCGCCTATCGGCCCTATCTCAGGCAGGCCGAGTTCCATGCGGCGGGCGCGACCAACCGCGAGCGGCTGTTCATGGCCGGCAACCAGCTCGGCAAGACAAGGGCCGGCGGCGCGGAATGGGCGATGCATCTCACCGGCCGCTATCCCGAGTGGTGGCAAGGCAAGGTTTTCGACACGTCCGTGCGGCTATGGGCGGCCGGCGTCACCGCCGAGGGCACGCGCGACAACCCGCAGCGCATCCTGATCGGCCCGCCGCAGCAGCCGGCGGCGTGGGGCACCGGCATGATCCCGGCCGACGCTATTCTCAGCACCATCATGGGGCGCGGCGCGCCGCACGGGCTGGACAGCGTGGTGGTGCGCCATGGCGGCGGTGGCGATGTGCAGGCCGATGAATCGGTGCTGTCGTTCAAGAGCTATGAGAAGGGTCGCGAGAAATGGCAGGGCGAGACGCTGCACGGCGTCTGGTTCGACGAGGAGCCGCCGCTCGACATCTATTCCGAGGGCCTGACCCGCACCAATGCGACCGGCGGCATCACCATCGTCACCTTCACGCCGCTGCTCGGCATGTCGGAGGTGGTGCTGTTGTTTTTGTCGGCGGAGGAGGTGGAGGGAATGGGGAGAGGGTGACATCGCAGGAGTTCCTCGCCCCGCGCGAAGCGGGGGGAGAGGTGGCCGCGAAGCGGCCGGAGAGGGGCTCTCCGCTTGCACGAGCGGGCGTCCCCCTCTCCGTCTCGGCTTCGCCGAGCCACCTCTCCCCCGCTTCGCGGGGGCGAGGAACCCAAGCTTTCAAAAGCTCTCGCCAAACAACACTCTACGCAGCGCGTCTGCCAAAATGATTCAACACTGTGAGCGCGCTCCAATGACCCGCCACGTCACCTTCATGACCATCGACGATGCCGAGCACTATACGCCGCAGCAGCGCGCCGCGATCATATCAGCCTATCCCGCGCATGAGCGCGAGGCGCGAGCCAAGGGCATTCCGGTGCTTGGCTCCGGCCGCATCTTTCCGGTGCCGGAAGAGCTGATCGCCTGCGAGCCGTTCCGGCTGCCGCGCTACTGGCCGCGGCTCGGCGCGCTGGATTTCGGCTGGGACCATCCGTCTGCAGCGGTCGAGCTCGCCTGGGATACCGAGACCGATGTCGTCTACGTCGCCAAAGCCTGCCGCGCTTCGCAGCAGACTCCCGCCATGCAGGCGCTGACCCTAAAACCGTGGGGCGAATGGCTGCCCTGGGCGTGGCCGCGCGACGGCCGCCGCGAGACGCTGGAAGGTGCGGGCGTAGCACTGGCCCGGCAATATGCGGCGCATGGCCTGAACATGCTCGCCGGCCATGCGCAGTTCGCCGACGGCTCGGTGTCGGTCGAGGCCGGGCTGATGGAGATGCTCGACCGCATGCAGAGCGGCCGCTTCAAGGTGTTCTCGACGCTTTTGCCCTGGTTCGAGGAATTCCGGCTCTATCACCGCAAGGACGGCCAGGTGGTGAAGCTGCGCGACGATCTGATGGCGGCGACACGCTATGGCGTGATGATGCTGAGGGAAGCGGTGGTCGATCCGGCGGAGTTCAAGACGGCACGGCGGAAGGCGGGGCAGAGCGATCCGCTGGGGGCGTTTCGGTGAGGCGGTAAAGGTCAAGGCGGTTGATCGATGAGATTGGGTGGGGACAGCAGGCCCTTGGAGATCGAAGAGGGCGTCGGATGTATCTCTTGAGCGTTGTAAATGACGATCCAGCAGTAAATACAGCTCACCATGCTTCGTGTACCCACGACTCGCTTTTTGACAGTCGGCTCTTTATGGGATTACGAAGCGGTCTATTTGTGGGGTGGGTATGCTTGCGTGCGGGATTGCTTGCCAGCCGACCGAGATTCAGCGGGAAATAGAGGCATTTCAGTCAAGCACAAGTCCGGTGCGGGTAGCAACGGACAAGGGAGAGGGTTTCCTAAAGTCGCTCGGAAACCCAATGGGCTCTGCTGCGCTCATCTCGGAATTGGCAGCAGGGGAACTGGCGACATGGTTCGGATTGAAAGTCCCTCCATTTGCCATAATCCGACAAATTTCGATCGACATAACTATGTCCAAGAACGGGGTCGTCATGTTGCCTCCCTTGTTCTTCTCTTACGCGGTGGACGGAACTCCGCGCGATGGCCAAGACACATTCCTCTCCCGTCTCCGTGACCCGGACGACGTAGCGCGGCTAGTCGTATTCGATACGTGGATTCGAAATTGGGATCGTTTCCTGAATGGGGACGCGAACTCCGAAAACCTCCTCTACGTGAGGGCCGCTGGCGGTCGAAAATACGACCTTGTACCGATAGATCATTCGAATTGCTTCATCGGCGATGATGTTGATTTCCCTACTGGTCCGGCACCAGAGGATTGGGTCACTGACCCCAATATCTATGGAAAATTTCCTGAGTTCGATCCTTACATAGATGCCCGATCTGTCACCCAAGCCGTTCATAGGCTGGCGCAATTACAACGCAATTTCGTGGTCGAAGTTGTTAACTCCGTACCTGCAGAATGGGGCTTGGGTCTCAATGCCGCAAAGTCACTTGTCGATTTGATTTGTGACCGTGCCGATTTTGTGATGAACACCATATCTGCGAGATTGGTGGATGCACCAGAAATCCCAGGATTGGTCCAGTGATGCGTGAATCGCAAGGATATTACTCGCTCGTGCAATACTCGGAGTTTCCCGAGCGCGCGGAGTTCGTGAACATTGGCGTTATCCTTTTCGCCAGTGCGGAGCCGTACGTGTTCGCAAAATTTAGCCAGCGGCCGCGGCGCGCCGAAAAGGCGTTCAACGTGCATTTAGGCAATCATTTCAAGTTCTTGCAAGAGTCAATGGAGAACCGGATTAAGCTCGAATTTGGTTCTGGTTGGAATAAGGAACGGATTGAGCAATTTGTCGCGCTCAGGTCCGGTAAGGTTCGCCTCTCGCCAGTCCGCTCGGTCCTGGTCAGAAGCCCAGTGGAGTTGATCGATGATCTCTTCCAGCGATTGGTCGGCGATGTGCCCAATGTAAGACGAGGGCAGCGGCCATCCACCAAACTTGCGCACGCTTTTAGACTAAGCGGCGTCGACAAACTCCTTTTGAAACCGGAGCCGGTTCTCTTGTCGGGAGGCGTCAAGATTGAGGCACCGTTCGCCTATCAGAATGGTTCGTTCAATCTGATTGATGCGGTTTCCCTAGCTGGTGATCCCGACAAAGCTCTCAATCGGGCAAGTCCGCATATGATTGAAGGAGAACTACTCTATCAAGAAACAGCTCTTGCCAATCGCAAGCAGCTGGTAGTGATTGGTGATGAAGGTGATAGCCAAGATTCGGCATTTTTAGACATGGTTTCGGCGCAGATGGAGCGTCATCATGTGAGATTTTACACCATCGACCATATCGAACCCCTGGTGAAGGACATACGCGAGAACTACGCTATTCATCACTAGGACTTGCGAGGCATGGTTCGCCGCGTTGCTACCTGAAAGCCTCGCTTCGGCTCATCTTTCTCAAAGCTGCCGAGCGGTTTTCTTAGACCGCTCGGATTTGCTCTTTTTAAAAAAACCTTTCGTCTTTCTTGCCGGCAGGCGTTTCGTCGTTCTTTGATCGCGCCTGCTTTGCAAGGGAGCGCTCTTCAATGCCTCCGGCCTCTTCATGACCGTCCGTATCATCCCCGCAACCCTGCGCGACCTCTCCTACATCGCCGCCAACCTTCGCCCCGAGGACCGGGCCGAGATCGACTGCCAGTTCGACGACTGGTCGCCGGCGCTGCTGGCGCTGACGGCGCTGCAGGGGTTTGCCTATGTCGCCGAGCTCGACGGCAATCCGGAAGCCGGCTTTGGCGCCGCCGAGCAGCGCGGCGGCTTATGGATCGCCTGGAGCTGGGGCACGCACCGCATGAGGCGCTGCGTGCCTGGGATCACGGCGTTCTTTCACGCCGTGCTCGGTCCGGAGGTGGCCGCGCGCGGTGCTTTCCGCGTCGAGGCGCGGGCGGTGGCCGCCAATGAATTGGCGCTGCGCTGGCTCGCCCGGCTTGGCGCCACGCAACGCTGCCGCCTGCCGGGTTACGGCCGCAACGGCGAAGATTTTTTGCTCTACGACTGGACAAGAGAAAGCTGGAACCATGTGCCTTTTTCAAAAGCCGCCGGCGCTGAAGCCGCTGCCACCCACACCGACCATTGCCGACAAGGACGTGCAGGCGCGCGAAGCAGCGCTTCGGGCTGAACTCGAGCAGCGCCAGGGCACCGCCGGCACAGTCAAGACCGACCTGTCGCCGAGTGACCTCACCGGCCAGCGCCGCGTGCTGCTGGGGGTGTGATGTGGGTGCGATGAAGGGGGTAATCTCCCCCTTGAGGGGGAGATTACCGGCAGGCAAGAGGGGGTCGGCGCGACCGGACGCGGCCTCCTGTGGCAGATCAAGGTTGGCGCTTTGCGCGAGACGACCCCCCTCAAGGGGGGAGATCGCTGTCACCCCGGCTTGCGCGCAAACGCCCAGACCATCAGCGGGTATTCCTCGTCGTTGCTGAGGTCACGCCATAGGCCGTAGGGGCGCACCGGACCGCCGATATGGGCTTTTGCGCAGGCTTTGTTGCCCCAGCTGAACACCTGGATTTCCGCCTGGGGGAAGCCGCCTTCGACCAGCACCTGCTTCAGGCCGGCGGCGGTCCAGCGGTTGTAGTCGTGCGGCCGCGCATGCACCCTGAATAGGAACGGCGTCGCCACCATAGCCCAGCCGCCCGGCCGGGTCATGGCATGGATATTCTGTACCGCGGCGAGCGGGCGCTGCACATGCTCCAGCACCTGGTCGGCGATGACGACGGAATACTGCCGGTCGGTGCGGTCCTTGCAGATGTCGAAGTCGGGGAAATCGACCGACGTATAGTTGGAGCACATCGTCTTCCAGTGGCGGTTCCAGCCGGGCGAGATCTCGATCACGTCAGAGGATTTGCGGCCGTGCGCCTCAAGAAACGCGGTGAACGCCTCGATCTGCCTGATGCGCAGCCAATTGCGGGAATCGTAGCCGAGCAGCCGCTTTGCAACCTGCTTGCCTCGCCTCTTCAGGGCGCCGGGTAGGCTTTCCGTCATTGTCAAATCGATCTCCTTAAATCCCCGCCGCGCCCCGTTGAACATCGCAAAAGCGAACAAAATTCGACCTGGCCTTGGCAATATCTGGGCTTCGAACAAGCTGATACCACCGAAGAAAGAATGCCATGACGAGCGATTCCCGCGCCCACGATATCCTGTCGCGACAGGCGGAACTCGAGAGCGAGCGCAGCCAGTATGAGGCTGTCTGGGAGGCGGTGTCGGAATTCTGCGACCCCGACGCGCCCGACGTCTGGAGCGGCCGCCGGCAATCCGGCGCGGCGACGCAGGCCGAGCGGCAGGAGCGGCGCGGCGCACGCGTCTACGCCAACACCATCAACTCGGCCGCCAACCGGCTGGCCGCCGGGCTGGAAAGCCTGATCATCCCGCAGTCGGAAAAATGGCACGGGCTGTCGACCGCCGCCATGAATGACGAGGAGACCGACGAGGAGAAGGAATGGGCGGAGGCGCTTCGCGATTTCCTGTTTGCGCTGCGCTATTCCGCCAATTCGAATTTCGTGCCGGCGACGCAGGCCTGCCTGCGCAACGTCGTGCGCTACGGCCCGGCCTATCTCTACGCCGAGGAGGGCTTTGGCGGCACGCTGATCCGCTATGCCTCGATCCCGGTGGTCGAGGGCTATCTCTGCCGCAACCGCTGGGGTCAGGTCGACATTTTCCACCGCCGCTACGAACGGACGGCGCGGCAGGCGGCGCAACTGCTCGGCTATGAGAAGCTGCCGGCGCGGATCAAGATGCTGGTCGACGACCCGACCAAATGCGAGACCAAAATTTCGCTGATCCAGTGCATCCAGCCGCGCGACGAGCGCAAGATGTACCGGTTGGGCGGATCCTACCAGTATCTCGACACGGCCTTCGCTTCCTATCATGTCATCGAGGACGAGGAGGTCATCGTCAGGGAGAGCGGTTTCCGCTCCTTCCCGGTGTCGTGCTTCAACTGGCGCCGCTATGAGGGCGACCCCTATGGCATCTCGCCGACCATCGAGGCGCTGACGACCGTGCGCGAGGAAAACGCCGTGCGCCGCTCCGGCCTCAGGGCGCTGCAGCAGATCACCGATCCGGCGACTGCGTCGAAGGCCAGGCTCGACTATGTGCCGGTGCTCAATCCAGGCGAGAACTATCCCGGCCTGATCGACGACAATGGCCGGCCGCTGATTGCGCCGATCGTCACCGGGCAGAACCCGACCTATGCATTCAACTACGCGGAAAGCCGGGCCGAGGAGATCCGCGACATGATGTTCGTCAACCTGTTCCAGACGCTGGTGCAGAACCCGCAGATGACGGCCACGGAAGCGCTGATCCGGCAGGAGGAGAAGGGCGCGTTGCTCGGTCCCTCCGGCTCGATCATCCAGGCCGGCTTTGCCGCGAATCTCGACCGCGAACTCGGTATCCTCGAGGACAAAGGATTGTATGAGGAAGACAGCCGCTTCCTGCCGCCGGCGAGCCTTGCCGGCAAGGCGGTGCGGCCGACCTTCACCGGGCCGCTCGACGTGCTGCGCCGCTCGGCCGAGGCGCGCGACACCATCCAGGTCGTCACCACGGCCATGCAGATGGCGCAGTTCGACCCCGGCGTCATGGACAATATCGACGGCGACGAGGCGCTCAAGATCGTGCAGAGCGCCGGCCGCAGCCCGCAACGCATTTTTCGCCGCCAGAACGAGGTGGCTGATATTCGCGATGCGAGAGCCAAAGCTCAAGCTGCGCAGGCCGGCATGGCGGCGATCGCCACCGCCGGCAAGGTGGCCAGGGATGCCGTGCCCGCCGCCGTGCAGGCGCGTGACAGCGGCCTGCTCGACAGTCTCAGCGGGCTGATGCCGCAGGACGGCGAGGATGGCGGCGCATGAGCGGCAAACGCTTCGCCCATTCGAGCCAGGCCGGCGGCCCGGCCAAGGCGCAGGACGCGCTGACCAAGGCCTATCTCAGGGTGTTCTCAGGCCAGGACGGCGAGATGGTGCTGGCCGACCTGACGGCGGCGACCGGCTATTACCGCCGCCCGTCCTATGGCGAGTGGCTGGCCAAGACCAAGACGCCGAACGGCTTCGAACTGCACAGCGCGCTGAGCAATGCGCGCGCCGAAGTGGTGCAGCACATCATGGGGTTCCTGACGCTGGACGAGGCGGAGCTGGCGGCGCTGGAGAAGGCGGCGCGGCTGGAAGGGAGGTGAGGGGTGAGGCACCGCCATTGGTGACGCCTTCTCCCCTTGTGGGAGAAGGTGGATCGGCGCGTCAGCGCCGAGACGGATGAGGGGTGCTGGAGGAAATGAGGCGTCGGTGTTCCCTGGAACACCCCTCATCCGGCCGCTTCGCGGCCACCTTCTCCCACAAGGGGAGAAGGGAAGACCAGCGCCCCGCTATCGCTCAAGAACCGCCGCGGTAGTAACCGTCGCAAGGTGCGGTGTAGAAATGGCCGGAGCGATCCTGATAGCGGCAAAGTCTCTGTTGGCCTTCGGTCTTTGCACATCCCGCCAGCGCGGTAGTCACGAGCATGGCGGCAATGGCTTTGTACATGGTCATCGTCTGCTACTCCTTTGAAGCCTATGAACTAACACACTGGCTGATTTCGCCAAATCACGACGCTCATAGGAAGGAGCGGTGCTGGCGAAGGCGGCAATGTTGGAGGTGAGGCGACGGGTCATTGCCAGTCGCGGAGATCCAAATTGATCCGCACGGGACTTTTCTTCGTATCCAAGGGAGCGCAGCGATAGAGAATCCGCTGCGCGATGGCGTGCACTTCTTCGGAGTTCAACGAGTGCGGGCTGTAGGAAATGACCGCGACATTCTTGATGTTGCCGGCGTCATCGAGCGTCAATTCGAACGTAGCCTTCAGCTTGCTGTCCACCCACGCGACCGGAAGGATCATGCACCCTTGAATCTGTTCGGTTAGGCTTTCTGCTTCATTGGCACGCGCCGAGAAGGCGCACATGACCAGTAGCAAAGTTATAACAGCCCGCATCGTCGCCCCATCTGGAGTACACGATAGCGCTGAACTCGGATCAGGGTAAAGGGCGGAAGCTTCGGCGCGCCCTTCTCCCCTTGTGGGAGAAGGTGGATCGGCGCGAAGCGTCGAGACGGATGAGGGGTGCTGGAAGAAATGAGGCGCTGGTGTTCCCTGGAACACCCCTCATCCGGCCGCTTCGCGGCCACCTTCTCCCACAGGGGGAGAAGGGAAGACCAGCGCCGGCGCTATCGCTCAATAATCGCCGCGGTAGTAGCGGTCGTCGCAAGGTGCGGTGTAGATGCGGCCGTAGCGATCCTGATAGCGGCAAAGCTGTTCGCCGCGCCGCTGCGGCGTCGTCGCGCTGCCGACGACCGCCCCCAGCAGGGCGCCGCTGGCTGCACCGATAACCGTGCTCTTGGTGTCGCGGCCCAGGGCCTGACCGACGAGAGCGCCGCCAGCGCCGCCGACCAGGGCCCCCGTGGTGGCTCTCTGCTGGCCTTCGGTCTGGGCACATCCTGCCAGCGCGGCAGTCACAAGCAGGGCGGCAATGGCTTTGTACATGGTCATCGTCTGATACTCCGTTGAAGCCTATGAACTAATACACTGGCTGGTTTTGCCAAGTGTTTGCCAAGTGCGGTCGCATTGCGGCGGAACAGCGGCAACCACTTGTCACGAAATGAGACATGGTTTCTTTCGTCTTGACGGCGAGTGCCTCCGACTCGGAAAGATCATAGTCAAACAAGACCATAGAGTCAGGCTCTGTCGAAATGAATCAGGCTCCGGCCGTAACGATTCGACCGGCCCAGCCGATCCCTCAAATCCAAAAGCAAAAAAGCCGGGCTGAACCGGTGTGTCTTTCCATTTCCAAACAACAAAAGGAATATTTCACATGACAGATCTGGCAGACGCCGGGTCCGTGGTGGCTTCGCCACCGGCGGGCAACCTTGCACGGCCACCGGCCGCCGGGGACAACGGGTCCTCCCCGCCGGCTGCAGAAAGTTGGTTTGACGGTCTTTCCGAAGGCAACCGCAAGCTCGCTGAAACCAAGGGCTGGACCAAGCCTGAAAGCCTCGATCGGGTTTTCACATCCTATGCGGAGCTGGAACGGCAGCAGGGCGAAAGCCTGCGTGTTCCCGCGGCGGACGCGCCTGGGGAAGACTGGGACAGGTTCCATGCCCGGTTGCCTGAGGCGATGCGCCCGCTGACATCGCCCGACAAGGTCGAGTACAGGCGCCCCGATGGGCTTCCCGAAGACTTCGCCTATTCGGACGAGCTCGCCAATGCGTCCAAGGCCTGGGCGGTCGAGGCCGGCGCCACGCCGAAGGTGGCGCAGGCCTATCACGACCGCTTCGTCGGTTACATGGCCGAGCAGGCCAAGGTGCAGCAGATTGCCCTTGCCCGTTCGGTCGAGGCTACTCACGACGACCTGGTCAGGGAGTGGGGACCGACCGACAGCGACGGCTTTCGCCAGAGACTGGAGGTCGCCAACCGGGCGATGAAGAAGCTCGGCCTGGTCGATGCCTACAAGGCGAAAGGCATCCTCCTGCCTGACGGCGCCTTGACCGATCCGCAGATCGCCAAGGCGTTCCACGCCGTCGGCGAGGCGATGTTCAGGGAAGACACGATCGACGGTGGTGCGGCTTTGAGCGGAGGCAATCCCTTCAAGCGCAACGCCGCCGGCGAACGCAACCTGACCGATATCTCAGCCCTCGTCAAAAGCGATCCCGCCCGTGCCCGGCGGCTGGCACGTGAGGCCGGCGAAAACCCCGACCTGTGGATGCCCAACAACCCCCTTTGAAATTGGACCATGATCTCCGGCGAAACCGGTTTCCACTTTTCGGGACCATGGTCTGCCGCCGCCCCAAACCTGAAGGAAGACAAAAATGGCAGATGCCTATACCCGTATCGCGGACGCGATCGTTCCGTCCGTCTATGCACAATACTCGTTCGAGGAGCACGTCCAGTCGCTCGAGATCTACCAGGCAGGGATCCTGTTTTCCGACCCGGCCATCGCCTCGAAGCTCTCCATGGGCGGGCGTTCCGTCGACATGCCCGGCTGGACGGATCTCGGCAATGATCCGTCCGAGCCGGTCAATGACGATCCGACCGATTCGATCGAGATGAAGAAGATCGGCGCGCGCCGCGAGGTTGCCGCCCGCAATGTCCGCGCCCAGGCGTGGGGTATTCCGGACCTGACCTCGATCCTGGCCGGCGACGACCCGCAGAAACTCATTGTCCGCCGCCAGACCGACTACTGGCAGCGCGCCAACAAGCTGACGCTGCTCGGCATCCTGAAGGGCGTGGTGGCCGACAACATCGCCAATGATGCCGGCGACCTCGTCCGCATCACCGGCGCCTCCATCGTCGACACCGACATCATCGAGGCTGCCTATCTGATGGGCGACCGCGCCGACAAGTTCAAGACGATCTGGATGCACTCCAAGCAGATGAAGGCGCTGAAGCTCGCCGACCTCATCGACTATGTGCCGCCGTCCGAGCAGGGCGGGCCGCTGATCCCCTATTACATGGGGCTGCGGGCCGTCGTCGACGACGACATCCCGGTCGCCGCTGGCGTCTACACGGCGTTCATGTTCAAGGACAAGGCGATCCTGTGGAACGAGCTGCCGGTCAATACCGAAGGCGGGCCGCTGGAGTTCGACCGCAAGCCGCGCCAGGGCCATGGCGGCGGCGTCACCGAAATGGTCGCCCGCCGGCACTTCGTCCCGCATGTGCCCGGCACCCGCTTCCTCGACGCCTCCTCGGCCGGCGAATTCGCCACCGATGCCGAGCTGGCGCTGGCGGCGAACTGGGACCGCACGGCGTCGAGCGTCAAGAACATGACGTTCATTGCGCTGAAGACGACCGAAGCCTGATAAGGCCAAGGCGAGGGCGGGGGCGTCAGACTCCCGCCTTTTTTGGACGCTCGGTCGGCCAATGTGGCGAATCCCAAATTCACGTGCTGTGCTGCATTAAACTGATACGAGATTTGCGTCTGGCCGCATTGTTGTTGTTGCACGTTGATGAATCGCCGTCACCAAACGGTTACACAAGAGGACGATGCTGCCTTGTCTTGGCACGGGAGGTAACCATGGATATGACATACAAGGCAGTTCAGGACGTGCTTCGAAAAGCGGGCGTTGTCATAAGCAAAAAGGGCGAACTTCACCGCATAAACTTCTTCAGCGGTCTGGAAAACACCGCCTACTACACGACAAGTCTTCAGGAAGCCCGGGATAGGGGTTTGGCGATGGCGAAAGGCGCCGGAAGGTTGCGAGCAAGCGCCTTCGCCAAGTCGGCCGGAACAGGACGGCGGGTCTCGACACACTTGGGCTGATGCCGCAGGAATTCATCGCCGCGTTGCGCGGCGATATCGTGAAACTGCGATAGCCACAGTATTATCGGGTGGCGCCCGTCACCAGTTTTCCAGCGGTTGCGTTCCGTCGCGCCCCCCTCTGTCCTGCCGGACATCTCCCCCACTTGGGGGGAGATCGGCAGCTTCACCGACAACGCCCTTTCTTCAACGTTGGCGATTGGCGAAAGCCAACGCGACATCCAATCTCCCCCCAAGTGGGGGAGATGCCATTTTTTGGCAAAGAGGGCAGGACAGAGGGGGCGCGACGGAATGCGACCTTTCCCCTCCCCACAATCCCACCCCACCCAGAGCGCTTTTGCCGTGGGGGCACCATGCGTTTCGTTCCACCACTCTTGCTGACGGAGGCCTAAAACCATGGCCATCACCCCGCTCGACATCGCCAACATGGCGCTTGGCGTTCTCGACGAGGCGCCGATCGACAGCCTCGACCAGGACGTCAAAGCAGCCCGCCTGCTCAATCTGCATTTCGATCTGACCCGCGAGGCGGAGCTGACGAAACACGCCTGGGTGTTCGCGATTCTGGCGGCCGCCGTTGCCGGGTCCGATACCGGCAGTGGCGCGGGCACGCTGAACTTTGCCTATGAATTGCCCGTGGACTGCCTGCGGCCTTTGCCGCTGACCCATAATGGCGAGCCGGATGGCGTGCCGATCTCGTGGCGCCAGGAGGCCGGATTGATCTACTCGGACCAGTCCAGCCCATGCCTCATCCGCTACATCGCCAACCTCACCGATCCGAACGACTGGGACGCGCTGTTCACGGAAGTGCTGGTCGCGGCCCTTGCCATCAAGATCGCGCATCCGCTGACCCACAAGGCCGGCATGATCGACATTGCCCGCGGTGCCTATGACCGGGCGCTCGACGCGGCGTTCCAGTCCAACGCCATCCAGCGTGGCGGCAGGTTTTCAACGACGTCCTGGGCGATCCAGCGCGGCGGATTTGTGCGCTGATGACGACGCTCTATCCGGTCCAGGACACATTCGTTCGTGGCGAGATCTCGCCGCGGCTACACGCCCGCGCGTCGCTCGATCTCTATCGGGCAGCGCTTTCCAAATGCGAGAACTTCGTCACCTTGCCGCATGGCGGCATCCGCAAGCGCGGCGGGTCGTATTTCGTCGGCGAGGCCAAGGATTCGTCGAAGAAGACGCGCGGCATACCGTTCATCTTCTCGGCAGACCAGGCCTACATGCTTGAGTTCGGCGACCTCTACATCCGCGTCTACGCCTATGGAGCCCGCGTCGGCACGGTGGAAGTGGCGACACCCTATCTCGAAGCCGATCTGTTCGACCTGCAATTCGTCCAGTCCGCCGACCAGATGTGGATCACCCACGAGGACTACCCGCCGCAGGTTCTCACCCGCGCGGCGCACACCACATGGACGCTGGCCGAGTTCGTCTTTCTCGACGGCCCCTATGACGACATCAACACAAGCGCGACCACCATGGCGCCTGCCGAAACCGGCGCCGTCCATCCTCTTATGACCAACAATACCGCTCCAAGCGGCGCTGCCGCGGACAGCAGCGGCTCCGCCGACGCCTACAAGGTATTCGACCGGAACAATGGGTCAAACCTTTCGCTCGGCACGACCACCGGCTTCGTGTCCTATGATTTCGCCGGTACAGTGACCAAGGTTTGTGACGGCTACTGGCTTCGCGCGCAGTCCATCGGCGGCACAAGGGCACCGGTCGCCTGGGATTTCCAGGGCTTCGACGGCACGAACTGGATCTCGCTTGACAGCCGGACAGCGGAAACCGTCTGGTCGCGCGGCGAGGTGCGCTTCTACGAATTTCAGAATGAGACGGCCTACCAGTCCTATCGGCTGAACATCACCGGCTCGGAGGACGACACCAATGTTACGATCGCGGAAATGGGATGGCATGAGGATGGCGATACACAGACGCCATTCGATCTCACGGTGTCCTCGATCGTCGGCATCAATGACGGCACCGGTTTCCAGGCATCAGATGTCGGCCGCGCCATTCGGCTGCTCGGCTCGGATGCCATCTGGCGCTGGGCGCGCATAACGAGCCGCACCAGCGCGACTGTGGTCAAAATCAGGCTGTATGGGCATGCGCTTCCCAATCTCAGCCCGATCGCGCGCTGGCGTCTCGGCACTTTCGTTCCCGGCAAATACGTCGAAAGCGGTTCGCTGTACGAGGAGCGGCTGGCCTTCAGCCGGAAATTCTCCGTCTACGCATCCGCAACCGGCGACTTCGACAATTTCGCGCTCGGCGAGGAAGATGACGACGCGCTGGAGTTCGTCCAGGCCGGCGGCGGCCAAGCCAACGATATCACATGGATTGCGGAATCCGATGGGGCTCTGCTGATCGGAACGCTTGGCGGGGTGCGCGCGCTGTCGGGTTCGGGCATCGACGAGGCGTTGACGCCGTCGTCCTTCAAAAACCGTCGGTCCCGCACGTTCGGCTGCGCAAAGGTCCGTCCGGTGGATGCCGGGCAGTCGTTCCTTTACGTGACGCGCTCCCGCAAATCGATCGCCGAACTGACCCAGAGCGCCGCCGGCCGCTTCACGTCGGATGATGTCGGACAGATTTCCGAGCATATTCCGAAGAAGGGTGTCGTCGAACTGGCATTCCAGACCGATCCCGATCCGCTACTGTGGTTCCCGCTGGATAATGGGGAACTTGGCGGCTACACGCACCAGCCTTCCCAGGAGGTCCGTGGCATGCACCGGCATCGCATCGCCGGTTCGTTCTCCGGTTCGGCATGGGGCATCGTTGAGAGCGCCGTGGTGACGCCGGGGCAGGGCGGCAACGATGATCTGTGGCTGATCGTAAAGCGCACCATCGGTGGCGCCACCAGGCGCACCATCGAAGTCAAGACCGTTCCGTTCGAATATGGCGAGATCGCCGACGCGTTCGAAGTCGATTGCGGCCTGACCTACACCGGCGCGGCCGTGGGGGTGGTCACAGGCCTGGGTCACCTCGAAGGCGAAACCGTCGACGCTCTGGCGGATGGCAAGGTCTACAAGGGCCTTGTCGTGGCTGCCGGAGCGGTTTCCTTGCCCGGCGGGGCAACGGCGGCCAAATGGCAGGTCGGGCTACCCTATGAGGCCGGCGCCGACACGCTGGAGCTCGACGTCGGCGGCAAGGACGGGTCGATCGTCGGACGTCGAAAGAAGGTGGCGGCGGTCATTCTTTCCCTGTTGGAAACCGATACGACCGGGCTGGAAATCACGTCGTTGATGCGCGGTCGGTGGGAGCCGGTTCGTATCCCCTCGATCGTCTCGCCCGACGGCATGGCCAATCTGTTCACCGGCAATGTCGAGGTGCCGATCGACGACAGCTGGGACGGGCAGGGCAGAGTGAAGATCCGCCACACCAACCCGACGCCGTGCACCATCCGGGCGTTCACGCCGGTGTTCGACGCCGAGCCGTAG